GGCTGGATCTGTGACTAATGAAACCTCTTTGAGCGCGCTTGCGCTAACTACTAAAACGCCGTCAACGTTTTTATATTTTTGGGCAATAACTCCGACGCTAAAACCGTCGCGCAGACCAGTTGACGCCTCGACTAGCGCGTCAGATCCGGCGGTGGTGTTGCCGATAGAAAAGGTTGCATAAATTCCCTCGTCGTCCTCGGTGTAGTTTTTAAGAAAACCGATTGGAGACTCGCGGCGGTGTTCGAGCAAAAGCTTGGTTGTCTCGCCCAAAGTAATCGAGCCTTTCTGAAACATAGTCGATCCAGAGCTGGTGACGCCTTCCTCATTCCACGTCACAATGCGACCAGACAATTCACGCTTTGGAAAATCCGCAGCTTCGACTTTAATTGAAAAGTCCATTTTGATCGGTTTTTGTATGCTGTATGTCATCTGATCATTTCTTCCTCTAGTCGGATTTCATCTGAAGTCAAAGCCCCAATGTCGTAAAGAATTTTGTACACGTCCGCACGTTCTTTTGCAGATCCGCGCAAGTAATCGTCTAAATCGAATTTAACTTCTTGGCTTGCCGGTACAAAGTCATTTGGCGTGCCTGTCATTGACAACCGTTCCTCGATCGCCGTCATGATTGGGCGCAGTGAGAAGTCCAGGAGCGATTGACGCGCCAAAGTTGCGTTGCTGTAAGTCATGCTTGATCCAGACTCAGCGTCAACGTAATAAGCAGGAATTCCTGTGACTCTGGCAAGTTCCGTTGAAACGTAGGATCTGGCTTGATTTAGCTGTAACTTCTCAGGGTCGAAGCCAAGTGTCTGCAATTCAACGTCAGCATTTAGAAACGCAGTGGAGCGATTGCGACGCGCTTGACCCCAAGACTCAAGCAACTTAGCAATGCGATCTGCTGGCAATGCTGTGCCGTTAGATTTCAAAACCATTGTTGGCACTGGTTCGCGCGCGTACATTGTTGCAGCGCGTTCTAATTCTGCTCCAGCTTTAATTGTTCGACCGGCACGATTAAGAATTCCCTCGTCAACGCCATAGAAAACGGCCAAAGCGCCGACGCCTTCGTAAGGTGCTGGAATTTGATCAACGCAGTAATACTCGATCTCTGTTCCCATTGCATTTGTTTTAATTGTGACGCGTGTTGGGTCGATACGTTCTGCGCTGCGAATTCGATACGTGTCAGCATAAATTTCCAAAATGCGCATGTAGCCATATCCGTATAGCAATAAATCCTCGGCTAACCATGCGTAAGTTGCAAAGCCCGGCACGCGTGGATCTGGTTGGTTAATAACTTTTGGTGGTGACTCAACTCGCGCGCCGTCTTGTTTTGTGCGCACTTTAAGCGGAATTGAAGCGACGCTTGACGAAATAATGTTGCGAGCGCGAGCGCATGTTGGCACTGACATAAATTCAACGCGAGAAGCTGTAATACCGGCAACGCCGTAGATGTTATACAACGAGCTAGTGACATTTACTGGCGCTAATGACGCTTCGATGTCCGCCGTCGCCTCAGGCGCTTGTGTTGTGACAGTGCGCGAAAATAGACCCATGCGCTAAGTGTAAAGGTGGCATATACACCTAGGCTGAGAAAATGTCGATCTCCATCTCAGGGCGTGTCGCAAAGTGTGTCGCCAGAGCTGAGGCAACAGCTGCGCAGACCGCAACGCTTGAGGCGCGCCGTCCGATAATCCAGCCGCCGTCGCCCATTGGTAATCTAACGGCCGATAGTATCTGCTTGGATAATTCTGCCTGTTTTCCATGCATAAGCCGTTTTGAGGTAATCGCTCCCAGCAATTCGTCACAGCTCTGGCCGTACAACGCGCCGTCAATGTCGATCACTGGAATTCCAGCAGGTGCAAGGCGAGCAGCTACCGCAGAGCTTGTCCGCTTGCTAAAAGCTACATATTCAACAGGATATTTTCTGGCATAAGGCGCAATGTCATTTGCGATTGCTTTATCGTCGAGCGAAATCGGATTGTGCCAAGTGTGTAGCAACTTCAGAATAAAAGTGTCGTCAGGATTTTTCTGCGCCGCAACCAAAGCCCCGTCTCGTCGATCCGGCGAAAGATCAAGTCCAAACCATGTCACCTTTTCGACGTCGAGATGTACCTCAGCGCCGCCGCACTCGTTCCACTCTTTCGCCGGTATCGCGCCGCTAATTGTGTTGACCCAGCGACAAAGCACTTCGGTCTGGACGACATCTGGCGGATCATTTAGCACCGCGCGGATATTGTCCTCATGAATAGTCCAGCCAAGTGCAGGATTGCTTGCGACCCAATTCTTTTCGTCAGTTATCTTGTCCGAATATGCCGACCATTCAAAGTATGCAATGTCGTCCTCTGATCCTGCCGCACTTGCCATGCCTCGATCACGCAGCTGGTTAAGAATTAAGCTGTGTTGATCTCCCGCATTCGAAAACGTCCATAAACTCGGATTTTTTGCAGCCATCATTGTATAACGCATGGCTGACCAAGCTTCTGTGTCTTTGAGTTGCCGAGTCTCGTCCATGTACACCGTCTCAGGCTTTGCAAAACCGCGAGCAGCTGCGTTGGCAGCCTTGACAACATAGCGTGCGCCAGATTTTAACTCAATCTCCTCTGACCCATGCGCCCAGCGAATTTTCTTGACCTGCAATGCAAGCTCTTTGTTGCTTTCGATTATGTTGACGATATGCCGAAACGTCTCAAGTGAGGTTGTCAGCACATGCGCACTGCCCAACTGCAAAGGTTCGTTCCACAAAAACATTCGAGCAAGAATGCTCATTTCCATAATGGTTGATTTGCCGTTCTGACGAGCTGCCACGATCACCACGACCGGGTGTTTCCACCGTCCGTCAGGCTTAATTTTCAAGGCATGTTCAAAGACAAATTTTTGCCAAGGCATAAGTTCAATGCCAATCTTGGCAGCAAAGTCAATGACTTCTTGGCCTCTGGACGGCAAATCGTTAAGCGCAGAGTGAATTCTAGGGCGATCTGAGCCAATTAGACGCTTAGACTCCAGAGCAATTCCCTGTTCATCTCTGTTCGCCTCTGGAACGGCCTTTAGCGCCCTTGTACGACCCTGTCCAGCCTTAGTCATGACTTGTACTCTCTTGTTGCGGTGAAAACAGAAAAGGAAGAGTCAGAGGTGTTCTAGGCTGTCCAAAAAACTGACCTACCTTGTCATTCTTTGAATAGTTGCACCTAGTACATGCAGCTACAAGGTTGTCAGGCTCATCAGTGCCGCCTTTGCTTATAGGCATAACGTGGTCAACTGTTGTGGCGTTTTCTGAGCCGCAGTATTGGCAGCAATAGCCGTCACGTATCAGTATCCGTTCTCTGATCTTGCGCCAAGCCCTAGTGTTACCACCAGTAGCTCTTGCACTCTTGCTTGACATGTCAGTGGTATCCATTCTTTAACCAGAAGCGCCAACCATTGCACATGCTTCCATATCGGCCTTCAATGTATCTGATCGACCAATCAACCTGCTTGAAGCCGTCTAGGTTCTTGTACTTCACATTGCGCATTTGACCAATACCGAAATGACTACCGTTCTTTGCGTTTACTCGCCAATTACTTTCCTTTGTTATTAGCTTGTAAAAGCACTGATATTGGCTGTCATTTACTATCTGGCTGTGTGCATAGAGTTTGATTGCGTCCCGGTAATCGACGCCGTAGGCAGAGCTGTGGCCTATTACTGCGCTGGCGATTACTGATAACAGCACAGTTTTTTTTATTTTGCTTTTAATGATTAACCTGAAAGAGTCAAAATCATTCTGTCTGGAAGTCATAACTTCTCCTGCGACTTGTATGCTCCAGCGTACACCAGCGAGTCAAGTAGGCCAGAGTTATCCACAGGTTTTGAGCATAGGCTTGGGCGTGTTGTCCACAGGTTATCCACAGGCCTTCTCGCAATCCTCTGAATGGTTCTTGATTGACACTTGCAGGATAGTCACAGCAACCAACGGCCTTGCGCTGTCAATATCAAAGGATTTACCACAATCGCATGTGTGTTTAATAACTGTCCTCATAGCGACTCCACCAAAGACTCATCAACTAGCTTGACGCCAAATGTGCCACAGCCCGAACATTGGCTGAACCACTCATGAAGCGTTAGTTCTTTGCCCTTTGATAATAGGTGCAATTTGCGTCCGTCACCGTAGAGTTTTGCGCAGATCGAGCAATCAAATATGAGTTGTCGCATAGCTGCTCCTTACTAGATCACCGATCGGATTAAGGCTGTCTTGATTGACCCACCAGCTGTCTTGCTGGCTATTCTTGAATTGCTTTTGCATGGCTTGCTTTACCGGCAACCAGCCAACAATGTAATACTCAGGCGATCTGCCAACGACAAGCACTGCAACATCATCAACACGATCATTTGGATAAACAATAAGAGATCCGTTTATGTAGCTAGTCCACTTGACTTCAATGCCTTTGCCTACGTCAGCGTTTCGCTTGCCATTCGACACATTGACGTCATAGTCTAGGTTGAAATACCGGGCAACAACCATTTCCGCGCCCAGAGACTCTGCATACTCTGTGACTCGTTCATAATTGTTTAACTTTGCGTTATATCGCTGGACTCGACTTAGATCATCTAGCGAGAAAACGACCTGAGCCGCTCGATTGTGTATAGCCCATTCATCTGCGTCTGATATTTTCATTTTGATCATCATTGCTGGCACGCCAGACAAATCCAGAGAATGTTGTAATCATCTCGGCCGCCCATTTTGGGCGCATAGTGTTGGCCTTTGTCGCACCATTCGATTGCCGGTGGAATGACCTCATCTCGCAGCTCTGATCCGTCCTTGTCAATACGCAATCGCGCACCTGTTGTCAGGTTAATCATCTCAAAGTCGCCCATGACTACACCTGTGGCTTCCACTGGCCGTCTGAGCCAAGCATGAACCAACGTGGCGCACACTGCTTGGTTTTGGTTTTCTCAACGCACATGTAACCGCCCCAAGCCTTGCCATTCTTATCGCCAGCACGCCAGATCATGTGACCATGTGAGCAGATTGGCGCAGCTGCTACCTGTACGCCGCCCAGCTGTGATTTGATCTGCTCGATTGCACTAGCTGCTGGCACTAGATCCTCACTGATTGAGGTTGCCCAGAGATCAACGTCCTCGGCGCTTTGCTTGACCATTTGAACGTCAATGTTTTCGGCCTGACGCATGTTCTCCTGAGTCGGTCTTGTATCTGTACCTAAGACCAGCCCTGCGCAACGTCCTATTGCAGAAGTTACTGTGTCCTCAACGAACCATTTTTTCATGTTGACGTTGTAGGTCGCCACATTGCCGAAGGCGTAATCAATACCTGCTGGCTGCTCGTCCTCGTATTTTTTATAGATACGGCACTCAACCAAGATGTAACCTGATTTTATATCGACGTCAACGATTGACGTGTGGATTTTGCCTGTTGGATAGGTTGCCCAGAAACGCTTAATTCTTTCGGCAACGCCTTCATAATTATCTAAGAAGCTCATGATTGCTCCTTGATTAGCTTGCCTAGTTTGATACCGGCGGCACGTCCGCGCATGTAGCCATTGGCTTGACCAGCGTTAACGCCTAGCGTGTAAAACAACACTGTTGTAGCCAAGAAGCCCAACATGACCCAGCCTATATCTATTGTCACTAACATAATTGCTCCCGTTCAGAGAGCTACTGTGCTTCGCTCCCTGATAACAGAATGAAGCAATAGTCTGACAAGGTCAAGGATTAGGCGTACTTTTGGGCGTGTCGCTACTGGTTTTGTCCTTTAAGCCGTTGGACGCCAGCACGCCGCCAAGTGATCCAGTTAAGAAAATGGCCAGCGTTTTGAGTAAGTCAATAAAAGCTGCGTCATTTGGCGCTTGAGCAGCTACGGGCTGAGTTACAAATATCAGCGCGTATGTAATTCCAAGAGTTACAATTAAGAAAACCACCGAAAGAGTCATGCCAATAAACAAAATCAACCTGGCTTTTATATCCTCAGGCGATAAACGCTTTTGGTATTTAGGGCGATTTTGGCTGTGGTTTAACAATGTCTCCAAGTAAGTCCTCTGTGCAGACGCCTTGCGCTTCGCACCTTGGTCGTTGGCATTCATCATTTTCCCAATTCTCAAATTCTTGGCATGGATAGCGTGTGTAGCCTTGATAGCCGCAAGACGACAACGCCAGCGATAGGCACACCGCCAGCGTTGCCGCTTGCAGTTTTCGGATCACTTGCGACCATAAACCTGATCGTTAGGATTTAACCAGCGCATAAGTACTGGCACAACAGCTGCAACACCAGCAGACAAAATGGCTTTTGGATCTGTCACACCTGCCATATAAACGGCAAGACTCGCAGCAATAAATGATCGAGCATAACTGGCCAGCATTGGCTTCAATTCGTTCATTTCTTTTTCTCCTTTGTTGCTGCTTTTGGCAGCTCTACAACTGGCAATTCTCCAGCATATTCTGCGTATTTTGGGCGACCAAAACCGACAATTTCTTTGCCCAAAAATCGCTGTTTAATCATGACCATTCCGCCGTTGCGTTGGTCGCCGTTGCCGCTGGTATTGCCTTCGATACATAAAACACTTTTGAGTCCAATCTTTACAACAATGCCAATATGGCTTATTCGATCAACTCCGTCATGTGGAAAGTCCATGAAGCAAAGATCGCCTAATTGTGGCGTTTCTTTCCAACGGCCAAGATCCTTCATTTTCTGCGCCCCTATGGCGGTGCTGACCATATTTGGTATCTTGACGCCAGCTTCATTTGCGCACCAATTTACAAAAGATCCACACCAAGGCAAGCCGTCCGCCCCGGTGTATTTGCCGTATTTGGTCAAATTATCGCCCTGCTCGATTGTGCCAACCTCTTTTGCTGCAACTGCAATTACAGCCGCAGCTGTACCTTTAGGATAAATCGTGTTGGTCATTGGTACATTCCCAACGCTTTAATTCATTAAGAGTCAATTCCTCATGACCGCATTGAGGCATTGGAGCGATAAAAGCGTCTGCCTCTGGATCATAGGTGTAACCAATTCCAGCGTAGTTGTAGCGGATAGATCCATTGTAAGAAGTTTTTATCCAAGTTCCGCCAAGATTGTCAATCAGCCATTTGTAACCTTCGTCGCCGTTTAAATCGTTGTTGTCTCCGACCGTTACTCGAATGACGATATTATTTTCGTTTATTTCTGCCCAATGACTCATGCGCTATATCTCACAATCACAATTCCCGAACCACCAGAACCAGCTGAAGCTGTAGCGCCACCGTTGCCACCACCACCGGAACCGGTATTGGCAGTTCCATTACCACCTGCTGATCCCTGAGAACCGGCACCGCCGCCACCAGAACCGCCAGAACCATTTGTGCCGCCAGAATAAAATGGCGCTCCGCCACCACCGCCGGCATAAAATCCACTTACGCCAGTTGATGTTGCTGTTGCCCATGTTGACCAAGTGTTTTTTCCTGCGCCGCCGTTGCCGCCTACGGTGCTAGTTGCCGCGGTTCCTACTGCTCCAGAACCGCCACCGCCGCCGCCAACATAATCGGGATCTCCTTTACCTGCGCCACCATTAAATCCATAACCAGTTGCACCGCCTGTATTGCCTTGATTAGCAGTACCGCCAATACCAGCGCCGTCTCCACCACCGCCTGAACCGCCTGTGCCGCCTGCACCTTCTACATTTCCTGAACCTCGACCACCGCCGTTAGAAGTAATTACTGTAGAAGTATCAAAAGTAGAATTAACTCCAACTGTGCCAACTCCGCTTGTCACTGCACCTGCTCCACCAGCGCCGACGACAATGCTTACATTCGCTGAAACTGATCGAGATGTTTGGTAGGAAACTCCACCTGCCCCACCGCCGCCACCATGTCTGCGACCACCGCCGCCACCGCCAGCGATCACCAATACATCGCAACTTGTTGTAGCGCTAACTCCTAGAGTGCCATTAGAAGTAAAAACTCGATAACGATAAGCACCTGAAGTGTAAAGTGTTCCACCGCTTAGCGGATCGCCTTTTGTAGCGGAAGCAAGAATACCTAAAATTGGAGACATTAGCTCAGGTCGCCCACAACTGTAAACACGTTGCTTGCGGTGCAAATAATTGTGCAAGCAGAATAACGCGCTCTAAGAATTGGAGCCGCTGCCGTTGCTCCAGTTGATGTGATTGTCACACCAGCACCGGCAACAAATGAAGTTAAACCGACACCAATTGATTGCACATTTATTTGATTGCCAGCAGAAAAGACAGAAGGCGGAATTGTTACCGTTACAGCTGAGGCGTTTGAAGTTGTTACAAGTTTTGCGCTATCTGAGGCAACAAGTGTATAAGTTGTGCCTGTCTGTGCGTTAAATGACAAAGTTGTGTCATCTTGTTCAATCCACGCAAAATCCATGTTTGTATTTGAAGCCTTAGACAAGACCTGACCAGTTGTACCGCCAAGCAAATCCTGCAAAGAATTGTCTACAGCTTGGCCAAATACATCAAAATCAGCCGGCAAGTCTGTAACCAAATCTGTTGGACTAGGCATGACCCAGCCAAAATAAGTTGTTGGATTAGCCATTCATATCTCCTTTACTCATGCAACGATTGTCGCATATTCCCATTCTAAAGTTGGCGACACGCTCGCCCACGTTTCTGCCGCTGGAACGTCGTTCCATTGCATTGCTTGCAAAGAATAAGCCAAAGGCGACATAAGCAAGGTGATCGCCAATTCGTTGTAACTAGCTCTAAAGGTAAAGCCTTCAACAAAGCCTTGAAATCTACCGCCAGCCATGTTTGTCGGCAGATTGTTAATTGCCACTGGTTGACCCATAAAGACGCCTAAAAGGCTATCTCGATCGCCGTCGTCTAGCTCTGGATTTGTGAGCGCAAAGGTTATTTGATCAAAAATAGGAATTGGAATTGCTCGCAAAGCAAGATAAAAAGCAGCTTGATCCTCTGCGTCTGCCGTATGTTTAATTGTTGTTGTGATGATCTGCGACAGATTGCCATAAGTCGCAATCGAGTCTGGATCTGTGTCGCTGACCTCGTTGCTGCTGTTGGTGTTGTATTTAATCGTTATGTCATTGCGAACGTCACCAGCTCTGGTCTTAATTGTTATGCCTCGACCTAGCGCATGATTGGCTGTTAAATCGGTGTAACCGTTGGCTGCAAGATAAGTCGTTCTGTGAGTTGAGTCTGCGTAGCCAATAAGTCCATTTGCGTCCTCGTATATGTAGCCAAGGCCAGAAGTTGCTAGAGCTGCCACAAGGTCATAAATAACAATTCGAGATGATGAACGCTGTGCCAGCTCATAATTGCCCGGTGTATCTATTTGGCCAAGGCCTACGTTGCCAGCTGTAGCCCAAGTCGTTGTCGGATTATAGGCAGCCCAAGTTTCGGCAGCTGGCACTTCGTTCCACTGATCTAATAGCAATTCTGACAAAATCGTCAAGATTTGGTCGCCGTCAAAATCCTGAGTCAATACGCCGTCTGTGAGCGCCTTCTGAAGCCTTGCCAGAGCGCCCAAGGCAGTAATTGTCACCTCTTGCGTGTACGCGCTTGAGCCGACCTCTGAGACGCTGACAGCAATGTCCACGATCGAGCCGCCAAAGATAGGTTGATAAACAGCCGACGTGTCCTGAACTTCAACCGACAAGCTGTCGTTGATTTCGTAGTCGATAGCCACTTGATCAAAAACAATTAGCGTGATCGAGCAATAACCAGCTTGAGCCTGTTCATAGATGTTTGTGCGCCCTGAGGTGATGTTAAGGCTGGCCAAAACTGAGTCAGTTACATCTACGCCAGCGATCTTGACTCGCCATATTGGCGCCCACTGTGTCAACCGCTTGCACCTAGCAGCGCACCTGCGCCGCCTGTACCGCGAAAGAATGAGTC